GAGCGACGAACAAGATTTGCAACAAACAGATAATCAACAACAAACTCCACCTCCAGTGGATACTCCTGATTACGAGTCTGAGGCTAGAGCCCAGGGCTGGGTAGCACAAGAAGAGTACCGTGGTAGTGAACGAGATTGGGTTGACGCTGAAACATTTGTTAAACGTGGTAGAGAGATTCTCCCTATTGTACGTAAGAACAATGAGAAGCTACTTAAAGAGTTGCAAGAAGCACGAAAGATTGCTGAAGAAGCAAGAAGTACTGCTAAAGAATTTCAGAAGTTCCAAAAGGAACAGTACGAACGTAAGGCTAAAGATCTTGAATTACAGATGTCAGCATTAAAAGCTGCTCGTCGTGAAGCGATCACAGCTGGTGACGGTGAACGTGTAATTGAATTGGAAGAAGCCCAAGATGCTTTGAAAGAAGAGATTGCAATTACTAAAGAACAAGCTAAAGCCGAACCTCCTAAACCTGAAGTACGTGAAGAACCAAAACCTGATGCATCATTACAGGCATGGTTAGATCGTAACGACTGGTTTGGTGTAGACAAACGTACAACTGGTATTGCAAATGGCTTAGGAGAAGCTCTACGAGCTGAGAATCCTAGCTTAGTTGGTCAAGCATTCTTAGACAAACTAGATGAAGAGTTGGCAGCAACACTTCCTGAGAAGTTTGGTAAGAAGAAAGTAGCAAATCCAATGGATGTTGGCACAACAAGTGCTGGTCGTCCAACAAAGAGCAAGCAATCATACGACAACCTACCACCTGAAGCTAAATCAGCATGTGATAGATTTGTTAAACAAGGTCTTATGTCTCGTGAAGAATACGTAGCAGACTATGACTGGACAGAATAAGGAGATAGAAATGGCAACAGCAAAGCGCAAGACTGAAACAGAAGTAGTGACAGAAGAAGTATCACAACCTTCCACCGAGAAAGCAAGACCATCACGACGCAATCGTGGTGCGTTTAACGGAACACGTGGTAAACTACAAGTAGGTAAGGACATTCCTGGCTATCACTTGTATTTCTTTAATGATGAACCTGGTCGAGTCCAGGCAGCTTTAGATGCTGGTTGGGAATTTGTATCTCCTGACGAGGTAGGTTATGCTTCAACTAACGTTACCAATCGTAACGTAGACCTTGGAGACAGAGTTAGTGTAGTCGGTGGTAAGAACGATCAAGGTATGCCTCAACAGCAGATCCTTATGAAGATCCGTCAAGACTGGTGGGAAGAAGACCAGATCGACATCCAACGACGTAATGATAAAACCGATGCCGCAATTCGTAAGGGTAAGGGTGGTTCAGATATTGACACCACTGGATTCTACGATGCTGGTATTAAATATTAACTTTTAATTTGGAGTTTTAAATGGCAAACGCAAATACTCCTCGTGGCCTAAGCCCAGTAAAAACTATTACTGGTGCAGCATGGAACGAGCAAGGTACATTGTTCGCTATCGCTAACGATGCTTCTAACACATACGCTATTGGCGATATCGTGAAGATTGGCACTGGTAGTGATGCAAACGGAGTACAATACGCAGCTAAGGCAGCAACTGGTGATTTACCTGTTGGCGTTATTGTAGGTTTCCGACAAGCAGATCCTGGTGTATCTCTAGTAGGTACAACTCTTGATCTAACAAAGATTTACTTAAGCAAATCATCTGGTGACCGTTACGCATATGTTGTAACAGATCCACAGGTAGTATTCGAAGTACAAGGTAACGCAACTGGTGTTGCTCTTGCCGACGTAGGTAAGAATGCTGGTTTAACAATTACGGCTGATCAGACTTCATTGTCTACATCTAGCCCATTGTCAAACACTGTTCTTGATGCTGCTAGCTTTAAAGCACTTGGTACATCAGGTTCTTTGGCATTACCACTACAGATCGTAGGTTTGGCTCAACGTCAAGACAACGCTGCTGGTGCTTACGCTAAAGCATTGGTTGTATTCAATAAACATCAATACAAGCAAGCCCAAGGCACTGCTTAATTAGGAGAGATATAACATGGCAGGTGTAATTACAACCGGTTCACATCCAAAGGCCCTATGGCCAGGTATTAAAGCTTGGTGGGGTCAAGTATATGACGAGCATCCAGAAGAGTACACAGCTCTTTTTGATAAAGAGTCATCACAACAGAACTATGAAGAAGACGTACAAGTAACAGGTTTCGGTTTAGCTCCGGTTAAATCTGAAGGTGCTGGCGTACAGTATGACTCAGAAGTTCAAGGTTTCACAACTCGCTACACACACGTTGCATACGCTCTTGGTTACATTGTAACTAAAGAAGAGTTGGATGACAACTTGTATGAGCAAGTTTCTAAGAAGCGTTCTGCAGCTTTGGCTATGTCTTTCCGTCAAACGAAAGAAAACGTAGCTGCTAACATCTACAACCGTGCTTTCAACAGCACATACAAAGGCGGTGACGGCGTAGAATTATGTTCTACAGCTCACCCTAACACTTCTGGTGGTACTTATTCTAACAAGTTAACAGTTGATGCTGACTTGTCAGAAGCAGCTCTAGAAGATGCAACTATCGCTTTGATGGGTTTCCAAAACGACCGTGGTCTATTGATCAACGTAATGCCTAAATCATTACACATCGCTCGTCAAGAATACTACAACGCTGCTCGTATTTTGAAGTCTGTAAATCAGCCAACAAATGCTAACAACGACATCAACGTGTTACGTGCAAACAATGTGTTCCCAGGTGGTGCAGTATTGAACCACTACTTCACATCTCCACATGCTTGGTTCATCAGAACTAACGTACGTGACGGTATGAAGTACTATGAGCGTGTTGGTATTTCATTTGATCAAGATAATGATTTTGATACAATGAATGCAAAAGCTAAAGGTTACGAGCGTTACAGCTTCGGCTGGACAGACCCTCGTGCTGTCTTTGGTTCTAATGGTCCTTAATAGGGACTAATTAAGTTGGGGGCTCACAAGGCCCCCTTCTATACTTTTAATATTATTTGGAGATTTATAATGGCTTCTTTATTTAGAGATACCAAACTCGCCTACGTTAAGACAGTTACAGTAGACCGCACAATGACTGCTGCTACTGAGATTGCAAAGCTACCTAAAGGTACACGAGTTCTTGGTTTTATTATTAACGGTGTTGCCTCTAATGCAGGTTCAACAGCTACAATTTCTATTGGCGATTCAACATCAGCCAACGAGTTTGTAAGTGGTGCTTCAGTAGCAACTGGTTATACAAACTTTATTAATGCAGTAGATTCAGTAGATATGGGCACAGTCCTTCCTACAGATATTTCTGTATATGCTAAATACGCAGAAACAGGTACAGCTTCAACAGCTGGTGAATGGCAAGTTTCTATTCTATTCAGCGCTACACAATAATAGGGGGTTAACATGGCTACGTCCATTCAAATCCTACAAGATGGTCCACGTAATGTTACTGTAAAATACGTAGGTGTTCTTACAGCTAATATGGCAGAAGAAGTAGTAGTTGATCCAGCTACACTTACAGACTTTGATATTAATGGTGTTAAAGCTACTAAACTTCGTGTTGATAAAATTCAATATGACGTAGAAGATTTACTTGCTATTAACTTATTGTTTGAGGGTGCATCTGTTGATTCTCCTATCTGGTACTGTGTAGGTCGTGGTATTGGTTCTATTAAAGCTCAAGGTGGTATTAGTAATAATGCTACAAACCCAACAGGTAAAATAATTGCCACAAGTGATTATACTGGAACAGGTGCAACTCCTCTTAGCTTTTCAATTATCCTTGATTTGGTAAAACAGTAATGGAAGAAATCATTGGTTTATTATTTCTAGATCGTAATCTCACACATTTAGAACATCTTAAAGCTACAGGTCCTGGCAGTTATGCCAAGCATATGGCTTTAGGTTCTTTTTATGATGATGTTATTGATCTAGCTGACAAGCTTGCAGAAGCGTATCAGGGTGCAGAAGGTATTATGCAGGACATTCCTTTAATGTCTAATGTACCTAATGAGCCGATTGATATGACACTTTATTCACACATGCAAATGATCGAAGCAATGCGTAAGAGTGCTTGCAAGATCTCAGCAATTCAAAACATTATTGATGAGGTAGTATCTTTGTATCTATCAACAATCTATAAGTTAAGGAATTTACACTAATGCAAGTGGCTCAATCAAATGCAAAAGAACTACAACTAGTAGCGACTATTCGCCGTGCAGATGGTACAATAGAAGAACTAGGTGTTATTGATTATTGGCATAAAAACCCAATCAAACGAATTATATGGAGAATTAAAAAATGGCTACACTCTTAGTCAATACAGGTAAAGCAATTGTTACTAACCGCCTTAACAGTGGTGGTACAGTTCCACAATATGTAGCATGGGGTACTGGTGCAGGAACTACAGCTGCTACTGATACAACATTGTTTGTAGAAACTGGTTCACGAGTATCTGGTACAGTATCACAAGTAACTACTTCAACTACAAACGATACGTTTCAAGTTGTAGGTACACAAACAGCTGGTGGTGCTTTAGCAATTACTAATGCTGGTTTATTTGATGCATCAACAGTAGGTAACTTGTTTGCTAAAGGTGACTTTAGTACAATTAACTTAGCTTCTGGCGATAGTATTCAGTTTACATTTAAAGTTCAATTTAGTTAATTATGCTCATTAACGGTCCTGTACTTAATAAGGTGGTATTAAATGGTAGTTCTCAAGTAGTTCAAAACTTAACTAAAGTATTAACCATCCTATCATCATCTTCAGTACTAGCCGTTAAGAGTATAAGTAAGTTTATTACTACGAACGCTAGCACATCAAGTGCTAGCCTCGTTCGAGCGGTTAGTAAGATTTTAAATAACATCAGTACTTCTAGTACTTCTTTTGTTAAAGCTATTAGTAGATCTATTAATATCAGCAGTACTTCAGTATTTACTGACTCATTCGCTGTAATTAAAACTATCACAGCTACCTTAGTAGCAAGTAATGAAACAATAACTAAACAACTTACTAAATCTATTATTAGTACTGTTGTATTATCTATTAGTAGTTTATTAAAAACAATTACTAAATCTATTATTAGTAATCCTGTTTTAACTACTAGCAGTTTATTAAAACGTGTAATTAAACAATTAACAAGTACAGCAACTACACTATTTATTGATACTCTTAAAGTTAATAAGTTTATAAATGCATTAAGTACTTCTATCAGTAGTCTTGCTCTTAGTTTTGTACTATTTAAAGTATTAACTATAACTGTAAATAACTTAAGTTCCCTTACTAAAAGAGTAAATAAAGTAGTACGTAGTTTAGTATCAAGTACAGTAACTATTACTGACATACTTAGTAAATATATTACATTAACTTATAATAGTATTACAACAAGTACAATAGCTAAAAGATTAACTAAAACTTTAGTAGCAGTATCAACTTCAATTAGTAAATTAATTAAATTAGTAAATAAAATAATTAAAACTAATATTGTAAGTTCAAGTCGTAGTATTATTAGACGTGTTAATAAACTAGTTAAAGCTACAAGTACAATTACAACTACTATTCGTAAAGCTATTGCTAAGAAAATAACTAAACAAGTCCTAGTAACATCTGTATTACAATGGTTATATAAAAAACCTTTAACAGCAACAGTAACTAGTATTAGTAGTTTACGCAAAACTATTAATAAATTAGTAATTACTAATATTGATTATGTTATTGTTATTTTAATTGAAACTGCAATGCATCTTGTAGCTATTAGTTACATGGCTATACAAACAGTTACAATTACAAAAGCTGTACGTAAGTTTGTAACATTAACTGCTACAAATACAGTAAGTTTATTTAAAGGTAGATTTAAAACAATTATAACTAATGCAGTCACAAACTTAACTACAGTTATTAAATCACCATTAAAAGTATTATCAGTATTAGTTACAAGTTCTAGTACAATTAAACGTAATATTAATAAAATAGTATTAGCAGTAAGTACATCTTTAAGTACAATTAAAAAGAATTTAACAAAACAACTTACAAGTGTAGTTAATTCTATTAGTTTTTTAATTAAACGAATAAATAAAGTACTTAATACTAATATTAATAACGTTGTTAATATTATTAAACGTGTAAATAAACAGATAACAACTACAGTAATTAGTACTGTATTAGTACTATCAGCTAAGTTTTATTATAAAGTATTAAATATTACAACTACAACAACAGTAACAGTGAGTCGTGCTTATGTTATAATACTTGCTGTATTAGTATATAATAATACATTATTAACTAAAACATTATATAAAGTATTTGAAACTGTATTAACAGTTATAACAAATCTCATAGCTAATATGGTACCTAAATATGGTGCTATATTTAGAGACTCTTTATATGCTCCAGTACGTAAGCGGTTACTAACATTAGTACATGAACGTACATTAGAAGCTAACTCTATGAGAGATAGATTAACCTATTTAGTAAAATCAAGATCAATAACAAAACGGAAAGACAAAGATGGCTGATGCATTTTCATACAAACTAACTACTGAGAGTGAATGGTTTGGCTTTGACTTTAGCCAAGTGTTGACATCAGGAGAAACATTATCAACTGCTTCCTGTTCAGTTATTGTAATGAGTGGTACAGATCCTGTACCTAATTCAATACTAAGTGGGGCTGCAGTTATAACAGGTACAAAAGCAAGTCAAAAGATTACAGGTGGTTTAAGTGAAGTTACTTATAGACTTGTTATGACAGTGACTACTAGTGCTGCTAATACTTATACTGCTGTAGGAGACTTACCGGTTTACGCTGCTGATTTGGTGTAATCATGAGTTATAATTCTAGATATGACCGTGGTGATTGGAAGTGTATCTGCGATGCTTGTGGTCGAATAGTTAAAGCCTCCCAACTTAAAAAACGTTGGGATGGTTTTATGGTAGATGATAGATGCTGGGAACCTCGACAACCTCAAGACTTTGTACGAGGTGTTGCAGATTACCAGGCACCTGCTTATACAAGACCAGAACCATCTAATAACTTTATACCATTTACTTTTACTCCATTGCTTATTGCAGTAAGTAATGTAATTACAACTATTACAAGCAAGTCAGTACTTGTTGTAAATAAGATAATTACAGCTACTTCTACTAGTGCAGTTACAATGATTAGAGGTATTCTCATTAGATCTGGATCACCAGTAATTAATGGTTCAGACATTAATAAAACAACTTTAGGATAAAGACATGGCAATTTTATTTACAAACAATGCCTCAACAACTTTAGCATCTGGTATTACCAACGTTGCTACAAGTTTAACTGTTAGTACAGGTACCGGAGCTTTGTTTCCTAGTCCTACTTCAGTTGATTATTTTTTATGTACACTAGAAAATGCATCAGGTACAACTCGTGAGATTGTAAAAGTTACTGCAAGATCTACAGATACATTTACTATTGTACGTGCACAAGAGGGGACTACTGCCGAAGCATTCAGCGCAGCTGATAAAGTAGAATTAAGACTTACTGCCGGTGTTATGCAACCAGCAGCTAATGCTGTAGGTACACAAGGTTTATATGAGAATGTTAATACAATCTCTGCAAACTATACAATCACAACTGGTAGTAATGCTATGTCAGCAGGTCCTATCACTATTAACTCAGGTGTAACAGTTACTGTACCATCTGGTTCAACATGGACAATTGTTTAATTAAAGGATATATAATATGCCAGTAGCATTAGCTTCTTCAGGCGGTGGTGGTGTAACATTAACCGTACCATCAACCGCATCAACATATACACAAACATTACCGGCCGGTACAGGTACAGTTGCTGTGCAGGGCGTTTCGACAAACATCGTTTCAGGCACAGCAGTAGCATCTACATCAGGCACAAGCATTAACTTTACTAACATCCCTAGTTGGGTTAAAAGAATTACTGTGATGTTTAACGGTGTGTCTACTTCTGGAACATCTAATGTACAAGTTAGATTAGGTGATTCAGGCGGTATTGAAGCAACAGGGTATACAGGTATTGTTTCAGAGGTACAAGTAGGGGCTGGTGTAAATGCAACAACTTGGACAGGAACAGGGGCAGAAGTAACAAGAAGCACACCAGCTGCTAGTGCTTTCAATGGTCAAGTTGTCATTAGCCTTGTTTCAGGAAATATTTGGGTTTTTGCTGGTGTCGTTGGTTATCCAAGCAGTATTTACCAAAGCACAGGCAATAAAACTTTATCAGACACTTTGACACAAATCCGCATCACCACAGTAAACGGTACAGATACATTTGATGCTGGTTCAATCAACATTTTATACGAGTAATATTATGCATAGAATAGTCGTAAACGTACAGACAGGCGAAGTAACTCAAGTTGAGTATACCGCTGAAGAACAAGCAGCTTATGATGCTGCTATTGCTACACAAGTTGTAGAATCAACACCGATAGTTACAGAAGTAACACCTACAGAAGGAGTTTAATATGCCATTAATTGTAGCCGGTACGGAGTCAATGACCCTACCAGTAGGTACAACTGCACAACGTCCTAGTACTTCTACTACTGGTATGTATCGTTTTAACTCTACTTTAGGTAATAACGAAGTATACAATGGTACGTTTTGGGAAACAGATGGTATTGTACAAGGTACTGCTGTTGCAACTACATCAGGTACATCTGTAGATTTTACAGGTATTCCTACAGGTGTAAAACGTATTACTGTTATGTTTGCAGGTGTTTCTACTAGTGGCACATCACCTATTGGTATTCAATTAGGTACTGGCTCAACAACATATACAACAACTGGCTATTCAGGAAGTGCATCAGGTGGTGGGACAGGAGTTGGTTCTACAGCAAGCTCAAATACTATGAATGTTCAATATGCTTCTGCAGCTGCAAGTACAGTTAGTGGTGCAGTTTATTTAATAAATGTATCTGGAAATACTTGGGTAGAATTTGGGTCTTTGGGTGCATCAGGAACTGCAACATTTAACACTTCTGGAAATTCTATCACTTTAGCTGCCGCATTAACTGCGGTTAGAGTTACCACAGTCAATGGCACAGACACCTTTGATGCAGGATCGGTTAACATTCTTTACGAGTTTTAATTATGAGTATAATACTTGGCGGTTCTAATGGCGTTACATGGAACAACGCTACTAATACAACAGCAGCTAACGTAACAACTGAATTAGGTCCTGGTATTACAGACACTTCCAATGTTATGTCAATTCAAAAAAAGACTGCAGTTATTGGAAGTAAAGGTATTAATACTAATAATGAATTATATGTAACTGCCCGTACTTATGTAACATATACTTTTTCTGCTAATACAGCTAATGCTTCATTAAACGTAACATCAATTGCTGGTTATGTAGCAGGTTCTACATCAGTTACTATTACAGTTAATAGTGGTATTTATTTATATTCAACATCAACAGCAACTCCTGGTTTAACATTAACAGGTGGAACTACTGGAGATACTATCACTTTAGTTAATAATGGTTATATTATGGGTATGGGTGGAGCTGGGCGTTATAATACATATCAATCTGGTTTACCTGGCGGTCCAGCAATTGACATAGGAACTGGCATAGGTATTACTATTAATAATACAAATGCTTCTGCTTATATTGGTGGCGGGGGTGGTTCTGGAGGTGCAAGTAACGCATATAACAATTATTGTGGTTCAGGTGGCGGAGCTGGTGGTGGAACAGGCGGAAGTAACTATGGAACTCAAATTGCTGGAGGATCTCCAGGAAACTCTGGTTCAGATGCACCAGCTTATCAAAATGGTAGTGGTGGTGGCGGTGGTCGTATATTTCCAGGTGTTGGCGGAGCAGGTGGTGTTTTCTCTCCTTTTGCAGTAGGTAAAGGTGGTGGTGCTGGTGGTGGTGGCGGCGCTGGACTTGGTCAAGCAAAAAATGGCCCAAGTAAGTGTGGTGGCGGTGGTGGTTGGGGTGCTTCTGGAGGTTCTGGAGCAACTGATAATCCCGGAGCTGGCGGAGCAGGTGGCTCTGCTAATAACGTAGGTGGAGACTACACAAAGGGTGGAGGTGCAATATATGGCGGAGGTGCAGGAGGTAAAGCAGTGAATTTAAACGGTAAATCAGTAACATGGGTATCAGGAGATACCGCACGAGTATGGGGAGCAGTATCATGATTTTTAGAGTAAATGCATTTAATGAACCATTACCAACTTATTTTGTTCCTGATCAAGCAACAATTGACTCATTAACAAGTAATAAATACATACAAGGTAATTTTAAAGTAGGAACTAAACAAGATGCAGAAGCATTTTTAGAAGAAAAGTGTGCTACAATTCTTGTAAATGAAGCATCTCGTTTTAATGTTTGTGCTACTTTTATTATAGGTACTGATCATATGTGGAGAGCTGTTCAGCAAGATGATCCTGAAGATACTATTTGTCAGGTGTTAGATCACTCTAATGGAACTTATACTACTTGTCAAAATAAAACAGAGGCTTTTGCTTTGAACAAACAACGAAAGCAAGAGTTTTTAAATTCTATTGGTATGGGTCAAGTTATTGAATTAGAAACTGTTGAACCTGCTAGCTCTGTTATAGCAAAAGTAAATAATCAAATTCCAGTGGAAACTTTATAATGTCTTATCCTGAAAATAAATATACATGTGCAGGAAACCTTTGGTTACGTCAAATGCATTTTACAAAAGCAGGAGATAGAAATGAAGGTCATGTACATAATTATAATCATTTAACTTTATTAGCTCATGGTTCTGTAAGAGTGACGGTAGAAGGAAAAGCTACAGAATTTAAAGCACCTCAAATGATTTTTATTATTAGAGGTAAATCTCATTTTATTGAAGCTTTAGAAGACAATACTATTGCTTATTGTGTTCATGCTCTTCGTGATAAAGATACAGAAGAAATTCTATCTCCTGATCAAATACCAGAAGGTGTAAATGCTTTTCAAGCAGGTATGTGTAAACCTCTTTAATAGATGATTAAATGAGTAATAATATAAATATAACTTGACAAGCTTTAATATTTATGGTATAATAATAATATATACATAGGAAAATAAATGACAATAGAAGCCCTTGAACATCGTGTTGTTCGCCTAGAGGTTAAGACAGACAATCATGAAGAAGACATCAAGGAGCTTCGTGATTCTCATTTAGATCTAAAGGCTACAATGCACAGTATAGAGAAGTCGTTAAACCAGATTAAATACCTAGCAATGGGTGCTCTTGCTGTGGTACTAGCCCAGACTGTAGGTCTGGATAAAGCAATGAAAGTATTATTAGGATAATATGTCTACTACATTTACTGTTTCCAGAGATCAGATTATCTCTCTTGCACTACGTAAACTTGGTGTGTTAGAGATGGGTGATACTCCTGATGCAGCTACTATAGCTAACGCATCATTAGCTCTTAATTTGTTTATTAAACAGATGAGCACTGAAGGACTTAAGATCTGGAAAAACCAGGAACTTGTAGTCCCAATGATAACTAACGTTAATACCTATACACTAGGTGGTCCTAACTCTGTACCCATGTATGATAGTTTTGATGTCAATCAAACTACTCCTATTACAGATAAACCACTTAAACTATTACAAGCTTTCTATAGAAACAATCAGGTAAGTCCTCCTATTGACATACCTTTGACATTGTTGTCTAAACAGGAATATAACAACCTAGGTTCAAAGCAATCTACTGGGGTACCTAATAGTATCTTCTATGATTATAAAACGACCTATGGCACGTTATATATCTATGTAGAGCCTAATAGTCAAGTAGCTACAAACTATGAGCTACACTTGGTAATGCAGATGCCTTTACAGGACATCAATAAAGCTCAAGATATTCCAGACTTTCCTAACGAATGGATGAATACTCTTGTATGGAATCTTGCTGATCAACTAGCAATTGAGTATTCTGTACCAGCTAATCACCGTATGGAGATTGCTGCTAGAGCTAAAACATATAAAGAACAATTAACTGATTGGGATGTTGACGTATACAGTACGTTCTTCCAACCAGATTATAGAATGTACGTAAGCGGATCAAGGAACCGAGTCTAATGCCTATTCAAAGAATACCCCTTTCACAACCAATTGAAACACGTGACGGTACGCTTACTAAAGATTCAAAGTGTGTTAATGGTTACTTTGAAACTAGAGATCAAAAACGTGAGTTTATTAAACGACCTGGTTTACAAAGTGTTGCTTTATCACCACAGATCTCAGCAGGCGATGGACAACTGTTGTATAATTACAACAATAAATTATATGCTGTAGTTAACAATGCTTTGTATGAGATTGATCCGTCAACTTATGCAACAACTACAGTAGGTTCATTTAATGGTGCTGTACAAAACTGTTATGCTACACATACATTAAATGATCAATACATGTTTATTCACAATGGTACTTATGGATATACATTAAGTAGCAGTGGAGCATATTCTCAAGTTACTAATGATAGTGTATCTTCTGTATCTATTGTTACAGGTGGTTCTGGTTATATTAATCCAGTAGTTACATTTAGTAGTCCTACTAGTGGTATTACAGCTACAGGTACTGTACAGTTTACTGGCAGTACATTAAAGAGTATTACATTAACTAATCCTGGTTCAGGATACACTACTACACCTACAGTAAAGATTGGTAATGAATGGACAGCTACTACAGCTTATACATTAAACCAACAAGTGTACTATGGAGCTAATCTGTATACAGTATCAGCAGCAGGAACTACAGGTTCTACTGCTCCTACGTTTACATCTGGCAGTGCTACTGATGGTACTGCTACTTTAACTTATATTGGTAAAGCTGCTAAAGCCGAGGCTACTATTGAAGCTGGTATTATAACTAAGTTAGTACTTACTGAAGTAGGTTCAGGTTATAACTCAGCACCTTCTGTTAGTTTTAGTGGAGGTGGTGGTAGTGGAGCTGCTGCATATACTAACTGGTCATCTGGTATTGTTACTGGTGTTACTATTACTAGTGCAGGATCTGGTTATACATCAGCTCCTGTAGTATCTATCTCTGATAGTTCTGGTGGTAATGGTGCAGGTGCTAGTGCATACTGTGTATTAAATTCATTTCCAGTAGGTCCGTTAGCTCCTGGTGTAGTGTTCTTAGACTCTACTGTTTATGTAGCTACTAAAGCTGGTCGTATTTATAACAGTCAATTAACAGACCCAACTAAATGGGGTGCTCTTGATTATATAACAGCTGAATCAGAACCAGACAAAATTGTAGGTATTGCTAAACATCTTAACTATGTATTAGCTTTTGGACAATGGTCAATAGATTTCTTTTATGATGCTGGTAATCCTAGTGGATCCCCACTTGCTGTATCACAATCATATAAGAATGAATTAGGATGTGCTAGTGGTGATTCTATTGTACAGTTTGAACAGACTGTAGCTTGGGTAGGTCAATCAAAAGCAACAGGTCCAGCTGTGTTTATGATGGAAGGTGTATCACCTGTTAAGGTATCTACTCCTTACATTGAACGTATATTAGGTAACAGTGACTTTAGTGATGTTAAAGCGTATGCATTTAAATACAATGGACATATGTTCTATGTATTAACATTACATGACCTTAACAAAACTATTGTTTATGATGTAAATGAAAAAGTATGGTACCAGTGGACTATGTGGTCTCTTGGATATGATGGTATTTATGGTGAACAATACTTTAGACCATCTTACTATGCTGGTGTTAATAATCAATATTACTTATTAGATGATGACACTGGAGTGTTGTATACTATGTCAGATACATATTATACTGATGATGGTGCTCCAATTTATTACAGATGTGTAACAGATATTGTAGATAGTGGAACTACTAAACGTAAGTTTTATAACCGTGTTGAGATTATTGGAGATAAGATTCCAGCAACAATGAAGATACGTCATACAGGTGATGATTATCAAACATGGTCTTCATATCGTTCAGTAGACTTAAGTAAGAGTCGAGCTCAGATCTATCAGACTGGTCAAGACCGTAGACGTGCATGGGAATTCTTATGTACTGAAAACAAACCATTAAGATTAGATTCAGCAGAAGTAGACTTTAATATTGGTGAGATGGAACAGGATGCTGTTGCTCCGCCAACATACAGGAGATAAGATTGAGTAATGTACCAGTAGTAACTTTAGATGATAAGATAGATAATCTAGCTAATGCAATGTTGCAAATGCCACAAACTGAATGTCCAGTTGTCCACAGGTTTGGACCTGGAGTTTATATTAGAGAGATTACTATACCAACAGGTAATGTTATTATTGGTCACTACCATAAAACAGAACATCTAAACATAATGTTACAAGGCAGAATGATTGTACTTAATGAAGATGGTAGTAAGACAGAGCTTAAAGCTCCTCTTACTTTTATGGCTAAACCTGGTAGAAAAGTTGCAATAATCTTAGAGACTGTAGTATTTCAAAACGTGTTTGCTACTAATGAAACAGATATTGAAACATTAGAATCTACATATCTTGATAAAAGTATGTTACCTCTTGAGCATCAAACAAACAAGACTTTACTATTAGCTTATGATAAAGCTGATGAAGTTGCTGATTACTTTTTAGCAATACAAGAATTTGGTATGACACATGAACAGGTTCGTAAGATTGTAGAACGTGAAGATGATGTAATACCATTTCCTTTTGGTGGCTATAAAGTTATGGTATCTGAATCTGAAATAGATGGTAAAGGTTTATTTGCTACAGGTAACTTTGAAGCAGGTGAAATTATAGCACCGGCTAGAATTGGACCCAATAGAACACCAGCTGGAAGATATACAAATCATTCTAGAACACCTAATGCTATGATGACTATTAAAGATAATGGTGATCTAGAGCTTGTTGCTATCAGAAACATTACTGGTATGCAAGGTGGTTATCTTGGTGAAGAAATCACAATTGACTATCGTCAAGCTATGCGTATTAATATAAAGGAAATAAATAAATGTCCTCAGCATTTACAATAACAGAGATTGCAGCAGGAGCTGCTATTCTTGGTGGTGTTAACTCAATGACCGGCGGTGGTATTACTAATGCATTAGGTTTTGGTCCTGATGGTTCTAGTAGTGGTACTTATGGTAGTGGTAGTAATCAAGTATATGATCCATATGGTCCATATCGTAATCAAGCTGCTGGACAATTAAATACATTAGTTAATAATCCTATTGGTGTTATGTCTGATCCTGGTTATCAAATATCATTAGATCAAGGTATTAAAACAGCAGAGCGTGGAGCTGCTGCTAAGGGTACATTAATGTCAGGTAATGAATTATCTGCATTACAAGGTGTAGGTCAGAATACATTTGGTAGTTACTATAATAGTAAATTAGCTAATCTTATGCAGTTATCTGGTGCATCACAAAACCCAGCCTCAGCTGGACAAGCCGCTACTCAAGCTGCCCTTGCTAATGCACAAATGGCTAATGCTAATGCTAATATGTTTAGTGCTGGTATTGGTGGTATTACTGGTGGATTAAAATCAATCTACAGTAGTCCTGCTAGCACATATGATGCTGGTAATTATAACTATGGTAGCTACGGTAACTTTGGTATTGGTGGTGTAGCTCGTGATGCTTTAGGTGTTCCACTTGTAGAGGACTTTTAATTATGGCAGATTTATTTACTAATCCAATGACTAGCATGACAGAGGCCTATAAAGGCACTACTGCTATGTTAGAGGATGTTGCTGCTTCTCAAGATCTTAAACAAGCTACACAACAAACTCCTGTTGAAAAAGAACTTAATGATCAAGGTCAACCAGTAGCTGATAAACCTGTTGATATGTTTAAGGTTAACAGCCTAGCTGCTCAAATGGCAGCTTCTCGTGGTGATACTAGATCTTCTGATAAGTTTATGAAACAAGCTCAAGAATATAAGAAAGATGATCTTATTATTCAGAGTAAAGAACTTGCTGTAGCTCAAGATAAACTTGAAGCTATGGAACAACAGGTTAATGCTATTACAAATCCAGCAGATGCTATTGATGCTGTAATGAAATCTAAAGTGCCACAAGACCGTAAACTTGCTGAGATTGCTAAGATTAGAAATCTAGGTGATGATCCTGAGAAGTTTAAAGCTTACAAAGATCAATTACAATCTTCTGTTATGACAGCTAAGGATAGACTATCTGCAGCTGATCGTGCTCTTAAGATGAAACAGCAGCATGAAGAGAAGATGGAACTTATTAAAGACCGTCAAGCTCGTGATAGGCAGACAGCTTGGTTCCAAAGTCAGATGATAGATTTACAACGTGATAAACTAAACTTCCAACAAGATAAGTTTGAATCTGAATTTGGATTAAAAGGTGCTAAGACTGTAGCTGATGTTGAGACTCGAACAAGAGCTTTAATTGCTAAAGTAGCTAAAGATCCTTTATTATCAAAAGAAGAACGTAAAGCAGAGATTGAAAGAATTAGCCAAGGTGCTGAACGAACTATCTCTAGGATTGAATCTGTTGGTAAAGGTAAACGAGGTGGTAGAGATACTGGTGGTGATCGTGACAGTTCTTCTGGTTCTGGTAATATCCCACAAGAGGCTATTGATATGTTAATTGCTGATCCTAGTTTAGAAACTGCTTTTAATGAGAAGTTTAAAACTAGTGGTATGCAAAATCCTGCTAAAGAATACTTAGAACGTGCTAAACAAGAAAATAAAACACCTTCTAATTATAAAACAACATCTGAAAAAGTAACTGAAGCAGAATTAAAAGCTGTAATGTCACTACGTAATACATTCTTTACTGGACCTGTTGATTATAAAGAGGTATCTGAAGATACACGTTATAGTAAATCCATAAGAGCCGCTGCTTTAGCTAAATATAAACAAATGATGAGAGAAGATTAATATGGCAAACCCATTTGATAAGTTTGATACTACTACTGAAGGGACAACTAGTTCAAATCCATTTGACAAGTTTGATAAATCTAGTAAATCAGATGTAATCAGTGCTGGTCGTTTTGGCGACGTTACTATATCAGATGGCGGTTCATCATCCTCAACTAAAGCATTTGCTAAATCAGCAGCCGAAGGATTACCCGGAGCTGCTGGCGGTGTTGCTGGTGCAGAAGCTGCATTAGCATTAGGGGGTCCTGCAATTGTAGCATCAGGTCCATGGGCACCAGTAACTGCTATTGGTCTAGGTTTAACAGGTGCTGTTGTAGGTGCTACTGCTGCAGATAAGATTGCTACAGAAGCTAAGAAATTAGTTCCTGAAGGTCTATTAAAGACTCTTGGTTTTGATGATGCTACTCGTGCTAGAGAACGTAAGGAAAGTCCTTATGCTTCTTTTGGTGGTGAGTTAGCGTCTACATTGCCATTCTTTAGACCTGGTTCTGTATCTAAACTAGAACGATTTACAGGCGCTGCAATTGGTGGTGGTATTGAAGCTGGACAGCAAGCCGTAGAAGGTCATTTTGATCCAACTAAGATTGCAATGGCTACTGCGTTTCAAGCTGGTGCTCCTAAAGCTACTAAACTAACTGAAAAGATTGGTGGTAAGTTTGGTCGTTATGATACTACTAGTACCGGTAAAGAGACTGTTGATCCTGAAACAGGTGAAATATCTAATTACAAACCTGGTAATGCTTTAAAAGAAGATCTAATTAAACGATCAGAGTTTGATGATAATGTTAGTGATATCTTTAAGAACAAACGTATTGATCCGACTAATCCTGATGGTGCTTATTTAGATGTTACTAATCCAGAACATGTTAAGAAAGTAGAAGAGCACTTCTTTAACAAAGCTGCTGAAGAATTAAACATGACTCCTAAGAAACTTAAAGAAACTCTAGATAAAACAGGAGCTAAGTTTGAACATGAGGATATGGCTAAATGGCTAAATGGTGATGATGGTTTTGCTAAGTATAAGAAACTACAAAAAGAAAACTTAACACCAGATCAGCATGTTATGTTAGAAGCTAAAGCAGGTAACGTTGATATTCCAGAAACAACAACAGTTAAGAACTGGGTTGATGATATAGAAAACCATGTTGGAGTTAATATCTATGCCCAGAATGCAGATCAACGTATTGTACGTAATGAAGCTGCTAAGATGCGTAAAATGGTACCAGAACAAACAGATCGTGAATCTGTATGGGAAACTATTTCACGAGGTATGACTGATACTTTAACTGGTGCTAAGAAAGAACTAGCTGATTTCTATACTGGTCTAATGGATAAGATGGGTAAAGAGTACAAAGATTTAGGTCTTATTAAAGGACTAATTAATGATTATGCTACTCGTATTATTGACTTTAGTAAAGTAGATCCTACAGAGGTACCTAAACTTCTTAAACTACTTGAGACTAGATTAGATACAATGCCTACTAGTTCTAAGTTTGGTAAAGAACGTACACTACATGACTTTGATGAGTTCATGAAGTTTGTTAATGAAAATGGTTTAAAGTTAAAAACTACTGACTTAGCTGAAGTATTTACTATATATGCTAATTCATTAAATAAGGCTAAAGAAAACCTTAAACTAATTAATAAACTTAAAGAAATTAAACTACCAGGTAAGGATGAGCTTGGTATCTTTTTAGATACAGCTAAAGCTCCATTTGTTCCTAGTAATTATGTCCGCTTACAACAAGGTCAGTTTGCTGGATATGCTGTACATCCAGAAATACATCCTGCTCTTAAGTTTGTTATGGATGCAAGAGAACCTGGTCAAATCCTTAAAGCATTATCAGTACTTAATGCCGCAACAAAGCGACTTAACATTGGATTCTCATTCTTCCATGGATCATCATTAACCGTTGCTTCATTAATGGCTAATGCACCTAAAGATATGAATCCATTTACAATGCTTAAAATATTAAGAGAAGAGATTCTTAAACCGTTTCATGAAGGTGGTCTTGGTGACTCAGCTGATACATGGCTACGACATACAGGTCTTGGTGTTGGAGTATCAGAAGATGTAGGTAAGGGATCTTTACAAGAAATTGCAAATGCTGTAGATAAATTCTTATATAAACATGCTCATCTTGAAGGTGATTATGTATCTAAAGGAATTAAACCTGCTGCATTATTTCAAGAAAAACTAGATAAATTAACATGGAATGTACTTCATGATGGACTTAAACTATTTACTGCTGAAAAGTATTTAGAAAAAGCTAAGATAGATCATCCTGGTGTTCCTGAAATTGAGTTACGTAAAGAGATTGCTCAAGCTGTTAATAACATTTATGGTGGACTAGACTGGTATGGTATTGCTAGAGAGTCTACTAATAAATTTACTAAGAGTCTTGCAATGTCTGCGTTTAACCCAGAAGGTAGACGTATGATGCAGATCCTTATGTTTGCTCCTGACTGGACTTTATCTACTATTAAAGCGTTTACTGATGCTATTCCTAAATCTTTATTAAAACCTACTGAGTGGGACTTATCTAAAGGTTTATCTGGTTTAAGTAAGCCTTTAACTAAAGGTGATTATGCTAGACGCTATCAAATGCGGTTTGCTTTATACTATTTAACATTATTTAATGGTTTAAACATAGCATTATCTGGTCATCCTATCTGGGAAAACAAAGATCCAACTACTGTTGATATGGGCGATGGTCGTACTATGGCTACTATGAAACATCCAATGGAGCCTGTTCACTGGTTTATGGACTATGATAAAACACTTGCTAATAAGCTAGGGTTTGCTCCAAAGGCAGCTATTAAAACTATGGCTGGTGTTGAGTATGCTAGTCCGTTTGCGCCTAAGATGCTAGATCCATCTATGGTAGGTAGAATGAAAGCTATTGTTAAAGATACTATACCATTTTCACTTGGAAGTCTTGATAAAGGTTGGCAAGAAACTCTTGCTGGTTTTATGGGATTACCTATTCGTGGTATGACTCCTGAACAGAAAGCTGAAAGTCAGTATAAACGTGCT